GTTGTAATTCAGACTTAGCCACCTGTTCTAGTGTGTCAAATGATGGTGTGTGATCATATTTTTTATGATACTCTTTAATCATTTGTATAATGATTTTAAAGTATTTGTTTTCAAAATAGTTGTTTTCAATCACCTCCACAATTGAATGTGAAAATTCCTTATCTAATACGATTTGGTTAAGTAACTGGATTTGGAAATTGTTTCCAAGATATTCAAAGTTTTTGTTTGTCGCCATAGTTTTTCTTTCTGTTAGTAATGATAAATACTACTAATGTTAGATAAATTGTGGATAGAAATAATTAAAATTTTTACCTGAAAAAATGTCAGTTAACTCGGTAAGTATTGTTTTTAACCTTGGGCGTAGGTCTACGGTATATCTTACCTTTGGTGGGTATACTTTCGCATCAAAAACCCTATGACAAATTGTCATATTATCCACCTTAATAAATAAATTAAAATTTTCATCACCCTCAGTAATTGACGTATTTAACACGTCCGGGTTTTCACCAATCTCATATTTGTTTTCCAACATATATACGACAGTTCGCATTTTTAAATTACTTTGTAAATCATTACAAAACATTCTAATATAATCATAAAACTCTTCTGATTTGTGGGCAGTTTTATTATAACCCTTAACATTAAAAAATCGTTGTACGACAATGTTATCGTTACACGTTAACAAAAATTCTATTTTTGTTACATCTTGTTCTCTCATTTTTTTACTTTTTTGTTCTGTTTCTAAAATTTGTTTTTTCTTTTCTTGATAACTTTAAAAATGGTTTTAAAAAATTTACCCAAGCGTCATCACCTTTGGGTAAGTACTTGAAGAATCCGTCGTCCATCATCATCCTAATTAAGTTTCTATGTCCTCTACCATCTGGATCCAACGTTTCGGAATAATACAACTTAACCAATTCTTTCCCCTCCTCTGAAATTAATGGGTTATCCAAATCCACCAATTTCTCATTTACAACAAAGAACTCATTTCCAAATATACCATCCTTAGTTCTTCCACTTAAAAGGTTTTGTAAAGTGGAATTCTTTTTTTCCTTTAATAATTCTTCGGTCTTTATTAAAATATCGGTATAATTTACTTCTGTGTCAAGTATCTCAGGGAAAAATTTAAGAAATGTTTTTTCACCTAAATAAAAAATACCATCAATATTATCTGAACTATCCCCAGTTAATATCTTATAGGTCTTAACGTTATAGTGGGGAATTTCGGCCTCATATATTTTAATCTTATCACCATTATTATAATATCTTTTTTGTTGTGGTGAATAAATTCTCACCTTATCAGATATTAATTGTGTCAAATCTCTATCAGATGAAAATATTGTCTTTTCTTCATCCTGGGATATCTGACAATAATAAGCGATTAAATCATCCGCTTCAGAATTTTCAACCTCTAACTGCCTAACAAACATTTCCTCAAGGTATTCTTTTACCCTGTTTTTCTGACGTGTAAAGGAATGTTCAATGTCTTGATCCCCTTCACCCTTTTGTTTCCGATTAAGTTTGTATTTGGGGTAAAACGAACGTCTCTCTGAGGATCCAGTTTCACTGTCCCAACAAACAACAATCTTATTATAATTGTTTTCTTCTAAGAACTTTCTTAACGTATTAATAAAATGCCAAATACCACCAACGTGTACACCATTATTAAAAAAGTCTTTAACACCGTGTATTCCGATCTTCAGTAGGTTATTGCCGTCAACCAATAAGGTCTTAGACATTTGTTACTTCATTAAGGGGATTTGACATTGTAGGTTCTTTAATATAATCAGTGAAAAACTCACTAAATATTGCTTCCATAACTGGAACACATATAGAATTACCAGCCAATGAAATGTGAGCCCTATTTGATAATGATGTTGTTAACATAACGTCAATATCAGAATCTTTAACACCCATAAATCTATAACCCTCTCTTGCGGTAAGTGTTCGTACCCTACCATCTGGTGTCATAATTTGTGGTGACCCACTAGTTGTTAAACAAGGTGAACATGCCTCCAACGAATAAATACGTCTCATTTGATCATAGTTAATGTCATCTCTCCTTGCAACCAATTTACAAACAGTATTTTGTTTTGCTTCGTGTAAGGTAAACGGACAATCAATAAACAACGATTCATCTTCGGTTTGTTCAATAAATGACAACATTGGTACTCTCGGTTTTTTATAACGATCAACATTCATCATCTTTTCTTTAACCTCATCTGGATTACCGTGTAATACCGAAATCATAAAAACCCTCTCTCTATTCTGGGGGCAACCGAAATCAGCACCATTTAATAGTCTCCAGTAAGATGAATACCCAAGTCCTCGTAAAAAATAAATGTGTTTTTTAAACGCTTCGTAATGGTTTTTTGAAAGTAGGTTCTTAACGTTCTCCATTAATAAAACTTTTGGTCTATTAACAGATAAAAGTCTTTCAACCTCAAACAATAATCCACTTCTTGTACCCGTTTTAATCCCTTCTTGTTTACCAGAAATAGAAACGTCGGTACAAGGGAAAGAGTATGTTAATAGATCACAACTAGGGAAGTTATTCTCATTTACTTGTCTAATATCACCCAAGTTACCATTTTGTGTTGTGTGTAGTGCGTTATAACATTCGTTGGCCGCCTTAAAGTTATCACAGTTTGCAATAACTTCATAATCCACACCAATATACTTTAATGCCAATTCTTGTGTTCCGTATCCGGAAAATAGTGAAATTACTTTTAATTTATCGTTCATTTGTTTTTTTTTATAAAATATTGTTACTTTTTTTGAGATTGTCAATAGCCCAAAGTGGTTGGAGGTTAGTATAATGACATAACGTATATAATTCTTCCTCAGTTTTAGCGGATGATAATGGTATAATATGATCAATATGCCACTCAAATCTGTTTTCCCACCCCATTCCGTCAACAAATTGTTTTTCTAAATGTTCTTTTAATTCCTGGGGGGTACAACCTACAATTTCAAAAGTTGTGTTTTTTTTGGTTATGTTTTTTGTTTTTAGATATTTTCTTAACCGAGATCTGACGCTGTTCACGAGTTTGAATAAAATATCCGTTTTTAATTTTTCTCTACGAAGTTCGTTTCTTTTTTGTTTATAATTTTCATTATAAATTTTCTTTTTTTGTTTTATAATCTCTTTGTTTTTTTCACGATACTTCCTTCCTGTCTCTTTAAGTTTTTCTGATGACTCTAAACGATATTTTTCAAAATATTCAGATTTTTTATCTTTATTATTTTGATACCAATTTTTAGAACACTGATTCAGTTTATCTCTATTGTTTTTACGCCATTTATTGGTTTTCTCTATAAGACAAATTTTACACCACCCATTATAACCATCTTTACTTGATTTTGATTTATAAAAATCTATTAGTTCTTTTTCAATTTTACACTTGTTACAAATCTTTGTTTCCATTTTTAATATAATCTTTCAATAGTTTATTAACTAGGGAAGAAAGATTGATAGATTTATCCTTAAAATATTGTGGTAAATCGGGGTCAATAGAAACCCCAATCTTCACTTTTTTATCCTCGTCATTAATTTTTTTTCTTCCCATATATCAATAAATATCTATAACTTTTAAAAAAGTGTAATTATTATGAATTTTTTTATTCAAAATCATCATTTTGTGATTCTTCAAGTGAAAAATCGGAACCACCCATTTTAGTTGCCCAATAATCTGAAAATTCTTTTTTGTATTTATCTAACGATTCTTTTGTGTCTGGAATATAACCATTATGAACCGCAATAATTTTTGAATCTTTATAACCTAATCCGTTGACGTGGTTTTTTAATATTGATATTTTTGTTCGTATTGCAAATGAAATTTTTCTACCATTTTTTGTTGCGTCAATATGGTTAATACCTGATTTTTTTTGATTTCCAAAAAGAAATATTAAACTACTAGCTAACCAAATTGCCTCACCACCCTTACTTTTAATTTCAGGTTGGCCAAATGCATTGTCCGGAAGGAGAACCCAAGGCTGATTAACCACGACCAATGTGTTATAATATGGGTAATCTTCTTTTTTTGATTTTGAAATTCTTGAGTGCAGTCCCATCCCGACTTTATCTGCTAATACTTTTGCTGTATGCATGCCTCCACCCTTTCCTTCGTATGTCATTTGACATGGGATGGATCCGATTGAGTCAAAACAAAATACAATACTATATGGTATATCCCCCTTTTCTTGAGCATCTAAAATTTCATTCATAAAGTCTGTTGCTTGTTCTAAATAATCAAATGAATCATTAAATATGAACATTCCCTCCCATTCACCATCTTCATTTTTTTCCGCCTGTAATCCTAACTCTACCGCGTGTTCCCAATTCCATTTTTTTTCGGTAATAATAAATACAGGTAAATGTCCTTTTTGTTGTGCGTCAGCCGCTGTCAAAATCATTGCGGTTGTTTTCCCAGCGTTGCTATGACCTAAAAGCATATTAACACCCCCCATTACAGGACCTGGTAATCCACACGCTTCCATAAACGCTTCACCACAATTATAAAACGCTTCTGGTTTATACTTTGTTTTACTTGAGAATTTTGATTTAATGTCCTCAAATTTAAATTCTTTTTTTCTTAATGCCATAATGTTTTTATTTAAATATAATAAAAAATGGGCACATTGTCAAGCAATATACCCATATGATTTTTTAAAATTTTAATTAGAATGGTAATTCTTCATCAACTTCTTCGTTGACTTGTGGATCCTCATATGTTGTTTCTGTTGTGGCTTTAGAACCACCCATTGTGATTTCGCCTTCTGACGTATCAGAATACACATATTTACCAGCATCAGTACTCCATCTTGGTGTTTCACCTCTAGCGATTGCTTCTAGGTATTCTGTTGGTTTTTTTGAGTAAACATCACTCCAAGTTAACTCATCATCAACCCATTCTGACATAGTGTCAGCATCTTCGTGTACTTGTGATGGGTCATCATACATTACAGTTTGTATAACCGTGTAGAAAGCACCTTTTGGTGTTTTTGCTTTTGTTAACTCAAGGATGAGGTCTCTACCTTTTTCACCGTCAGCAACATCACCTTTTGCTTTATAAATCGGAATAATTTTATCAAAAATCCCTTCTTGTTTGTAGTTGTGTTTAAATCTCCAGAATTTAACACCGTCTTGTTCGTTATCACGATCAATAACTTTAACAATATAAAACTTGCGAGGTTTGTATTGTTTTGCTAATTCTTTGTCTGATTCTTTTCCAGTTGACATTAGTTCTTCATAAACCTCACTTAACGGTGATCTTTCGTTATCATTTTTTCCTGGATCGTAGAATTTTTGCCATTTACCATCAACTTGGATTTCGTGAAACCACACTTCTTTAAAGGGTGATGAACCATCAGGTGTTGGTAAGATACGAATTCTTTTTTGTGCTTGTTTTTCGTTGTCTTTAAGTATTGCAGCAAAATACTTTTTCATTCTGTCTTCTTGTGAAATTTTTGAAGTGGAAGAAGAACCACTTTGTTTTGCGTTTTCGTATTGAGCCAATACCGCATCTAAAACATTGTTTGTCGCCATATGTATATATAATTTAAAAGTTTACAATAGAAAATATAAGTTAAATAATTGTTGCAGTCAAGTTGTTGGATAAAAATAAGGTCGTTTTTTTTCCGACCTTACTTATTACATCATTTCGGTGTCGTCTTCGTTGTCTTCGTAATCGTTGAATGAACCTTTAATTTGGTTTCCCGCATATTGTTCAACATCATCTTTTGTTAAGACATATTCTTTACCTGTTTTTTCAAAGTCTTCTTGTTTGTCTGTGAAGAAATCTGATAATTTTTGATTAAATGGTCCTGAATCTAAACTTCTTAATTCAAGTTTTTCTGCTGGTGTTTTTGGTCGCATTTTTTCAATTTTTGTTTCTAGATTATCAATCTTTGTATCTAATTGGTAGCTTGGTGTTAGTTTTTCTTCCAGTGTCTTTC